CCATCGCATGGGTCAAGCGGCAGGTTCGGGTGCCACTGACTGAACCCCAGATAGCCGGTATTGCCAGTTTCTGCCCGTACAACATTGGCCCAGGGAAATGCTTTTCTTCCACGTTCTACCGTAAGTTGAATGCCGGAGACAAGAAAGGAGCCTGTGCCGAAATCAAGCGCTGGGTATTTGACGGTGGCCGAGACTGCCGACAGACCAAAGGCCAAGCGAACGGCTGTTACGGTCAGGTTGAACGACGTGCTCAAGAGTCAGAATTAACGTGCTGGGGGCTGGATGAATAACATGACTTATGGTTCGGTCTGTTCCGGCATTGAAGCGGCCAGTGCGGCATGGGAACCTCTCGGTATGTCTCCGGTGTGGTTTAGTGAAATCGAAAAATTCCCCAGTGCGGTACTGCGCTATCACTGGCTACATGTTCGCAATCTGGGCGATATGACCAAACTCCCCGAAATGATTGAAGTAAATCAGGCTGATGCACCGGATATTCTGGTCGGCGGTACACCTTGTCAGGCATTCAGCATTGCAGGCCTGCGTAATGGGCTGGGTGATGAACGGGGAAAACTAACATTATCATTCGTGGAGTTGGCAAATGTCATTGATTCAGTCAGAGCAGCAAAAGGCAAACAGCCATCCATTATCGTCTGGGAAAATGTGCCAGGCGTTCTGTCCAGCAAAGACAACGCCTTTGGTTGCTTTCTTGCTGGACTTGCCGGAGAAGATGAGCCATTACAGCCATCAGGGCAGAAATGGACAAACGCGGGTTATGTGTCTGGACCACAAAGAACTGTCGCCTGGCGAGTCCTTGACGCTCAATATTTCGGAGTGGCCCAACGACGCCGACGTGTGTTTGTTGTCGCAAGTGCTCGAAACGGCTTCTGTCCCGCCACGGTACTTTTTGAGCCAGACGGCGTGCGCCGGCATTCTGAACCGCGCAGAACGGCGGGGAAAGCAGCTGCCGACAATGCTGGAAGCCGCACTGTTATCGGTAGTCACTGGGACTCAGGGCTAAACCCGCACCCGACGTTAAACCAGGGCCATAATACGGGCGGTATCGGGATGAGCAATCAGGAGATATTTTCACAAAGAGGCAGCGGGCTGGTATCTACCTATCGGCTGCTCTCGTTTGGCGAATACCGGACAGATGATATTTCATCAACATTGAGATCCCGGGATGATAAAAGCGCCACTGATTTAGTGGCGATTGCACTGGCAGGCAACACGATAAACCGGGCGCCCCAGAATGGCGGTAATGGTATCGGCTATCACCCTGAAATTTCCTACACACTGACCACAACCGATGTTCACGGTGTGAATTATGGTTATGCCGTACGCCGTTTAACACCTGTGGAGTGCGAGCGATTACAGGGTTTTCCTGATAATCACACCCAGATCCCGTGGAACGGAAAAGCATCAACAGATTGCCCCGATGGTCATCGCTACCGGGCAATTGGGAATTCTATGGCCGTACCAGTAATGCGTTGGTTGGGGGAGAGAATATTACAGGGTTGTGCAATATGAAACTCACATTAACCCACTACACGATCATTGTTCTGATTGTTACTACAGGCATAGCCTCATTCGGAAGCTACCATTACAGCACCGAGTATGAGAAACAGAAAAAGGCTAATGGGCACCAAGCAACCGAAATCCAGCAACTGACCGACACCCTCAACTACCAGAACACGCACATCGATATGTTGCATGAACTCGATACCAAACACACTCGGGAACTCGCCAATGCCAAATCTGAAATTGACACTCTTCGGGCTGATGTTGCCGCTGGCCGTCGCAAGTTGCGCGTCCAAGCCATCTGTCCCGTGTCTGAAACCACTTCCTCCCGCGGCGTGGGCGACGCAGGAACCCCACAACTTACAGACGCAGCTCGACAAGATTATTACGATCTCCTCCGAATGATGGCGGAGAACGAACGGCAGACGAAGTACTTGCAGGATTACGTTAATACTGAATGCAGAGGAAATAATGGAAAATCAACACCGTAAAATCACGGGCTATCGTGAATTGAGCCAAGATGAAATTGATTGCATGAACAAGATTAAGGCGTTGGGTGAAGAACTAAGTCACCTTTATGACTATCTTGCGGTCACTCATGCACAAACAGGCAATCACCAAATCGATATGCGTTGGTTGAACGAAGGTCGCACTGACCTACAAAAGGGAATTATGTGCTGGGTTCGCGCCGTGGCTCAACCAACAACATTCTGATTGCCACCACAGAGCCAATGATACTGGGGTTGCAGGAGTATGTTAGGGGGCAGTGTTAGCGAGATAGTTTCTCTATGCAATTGCTCCGCAATTGTACCAGAGTAAATAGAACGAAAATTAAACGGAATACAAAGTTCTCCAAAGCATCCACTTTCGGGTGCTTGACAGAGGTTTGTATAGGTTTTGGGCTTCGGTGGTCTCGTCCGAATGGCGGGTTATATAAACCGAGGTAGTTATTTATTCTGAATAGAGAGGTAAATATGCCTGAGCACATACCACCATTGAATCAAACCGAGTTGGGAATAACTGGGCGATTCAGATTCAGGGCGCAAAAACTGACATCTCGCCCGGTATTACAAGTTGAAGTCCTGGTCAAAAAAACACGGTTGGGAACTCACAATATGGATAGGACTGATCCCCTATGGAGAGATGCTACTTTGCAAGAAGCGATACAAATTCAATATGGTACAGGGTTCATTGATCCCCCAGAAAGCTAAGGAACCAAAAACAATGGCACAAAAGAAAATCTCGCTCATCGGTGAGCAAAAGGTTCTCTTTGATGCCTTAACGAAACTTCAACAGAAATTCGCGTTAGGTATCTTAAAGGGATTGAATCAGACAGATGCCTATCGCAAGGCGGGCGGCAAGGCAAAGACAGAGGACACAGCAAGATCCTGTGCAAGTGAAATCCTAACAAATCCTAACGTCAAAGCTTTTCTCGACGCCATGAACCAAGAAGCCGTTTCTGATGCGGTTATGACCCGTCAGGAAGCCTTAGAGCGTCTTTCTACGATGGGCCGTGTTTCTCTCCATGACATTGCTGAATTTCGTAATAGTCAGATAGGGGAAGACGACGAGGGTCAGCCTGTATTCCAAGCCGCATGGCAATTTAAAGATTCAGCGTTGCAGAATCCAGCAGCCTTAAGCGCCATCTCAGAACTGACCACCGGCAAAGACGGCATCAAGCTGAAACTGCATGACCCGAAAGCCGCCATTCGGCAACTGTCTGAACTGATGGGCTGGGATGCACCGAAGAAGACGGAGCTGACGGGCAAAGATGGTGGCCCGATTAATATCAATAACACGATAACCGCAGCGGAGCTTACTGATGATCAACTTGCCGCAATCATCTCAGGTCAGTCGGGCGGCAGCAGCGGCGGAGCTGCTTAAACGGCGGGAAGCCAGAAACGATCTCCATGCTTTTATCCGTTACATCAACCCTGACTACATTGTTAGTGATTTTTCCCGTTTGGTCTGTTTGGCACTGGTTCAGTTCCTTGTCGATATGATGGCAGGCAAACGCCCGATACTGATATTGGGCGCACCCCCTCAGCACGGTAAATCGGATATCGTCTCGCGTTACCTGCCTGCCTATTTCTTTGGTAAGTACCCCGACATGCGTGTCGCGGGACTGTCATACGGTAAAGACCTTGCCAGTGACATGAACCGTGATGTACAGCGTATTATGATGAGCGAGGAGTACAAGAAACTGTTTCCTGAATCAGCACTGAATGCGCGCCGGGTGGTGACGATTGAAGTGGAAGCTAAACGCAACTCGGAAACCTTCGAAATCGTCGGGCGTAAAGGGGTTTACATCAGTCAGGGGATCGGGGGTCCCTTGACGGGTAAGAAAGTGGATTTAGGCATTATCGACGATCCTATCAAGAACGCGAAAGAAGCGCTCAGTCCGACAACCAAAAATGCCACCTGGAACTGGTACATATCCACCTTCAAAACCCGTCTATCTAAAAACTGTGGCGAAATCATCATGGCGACCCGTTGGGCGACGGATGACTTATCCGGCAAGGTGATTGAAGCCAGTAGGCAGGCACGGGTACTGGCCTTTCCTGCCATTAATGAGCATGGCGAGGCACTGGTGCCGGAACTGCACCCTATTGATGCGCTGCTGGAGAAAAAGGCCCTGTTTGGCGATTACTTCTGGTCAGCCATGTACCAACAGTCACCGAAGCCCTCCGGTGGCACCATCTTCAAAGAAGACTGGGTTAAATACTACTTGCCGAAAGACCTGCCTGAGAAGTTCGACAAGGTCATCCATAGCTGGGATATGACCTTTAAGGACAGTGAAGGCACGGACTATGTGGTCGGGCAAGTCTGGGGTAAAAAAGGCGCTAACGCCTATCTGCTGCATCAGGTGCGCGAACGCATGAGCTTTACGGCCACATTAAAAGCCGTCAAGAAAATGGCGGAAGACTTCCCCGAAGGCCGACGCAAGCTGGTGGAAGATAAAGCCAACGGGTCAGCCGTTATCGATACCCTTAAGTCAACGGTGTCCGGCCTGATCCCCGTCGAGCCGGATGGCAGTAAAGTCGCCCGTGCGCACGCGGTTACCGCAGAATGGGAAGCGGGGAATATCTTCTTGCCGGATAAAACCATTAAACCGTGGGTGACTCAGTTCGTGGACGAAATCACCACGTTCCCCGTGGGCGCACATGATGACGTGGTGGATGCCATGACACAGGCACTGCGCGATTTGTACCAGAAAAAAGGCAGTTTCTTTACAACCAAGAGGTAATTATGTGGCCGTTCTCAAGGCGAAAAATTAATGGGCCCCCGGTTAAAGGGTCGGCGTTCTCGACAGATCTCTATCCGGCACTGGCAAAAGAAAGCGGGTTTCAGGGGCTGGATTTGCCGCAGCCGGCTATTCAAGGCGTGGCGATGGATTCGATTGATGGCACGATACCGCAATTCAAAGCGGGCAGTGTCTACGGTGTCCCGGAAGCACAAGCGGCGTGGTATGCCCATCAGATGTTTATCGGCAACAATCTGTGCGCGGTGATCGCCAAACACTGGCTGGTGGACAAGGCGTGTAACATGCCCGCCCGCGATGCTATCCGGCAGGGGTACGAAATCGACTGTGAAGACAGCGACATTATCGACCAGTTGAAAAAGCGGGATAAAAAATACCGTATCAATCAGGCCATGAAAGAACTGGTGCATTTCGGGCGGGTCTACGGGGGTAGGGTTGCCTTATTCGTAGTGGAAACTTCTAATCCTAAGGAATTCTACGAAAACCCATTTAACCCCGATGGTATTGCACGAGGCTCGTATAAGGGCATCAAGCAGATTGACCCCCAATGGGTGACACCTGAACTGACCGCCGATAACGTGCAAGATCCGGCCTCACTTAATTTTTATGACCCGACTTACTACCAGATAGGCGGGCGACGCTATCACAAGTCACACCTGATTAAATTTGTGCCGTTCCCCGTGCCGAATGTGTTAAAGCCGATGTACAACTACTTTGGCGTGTCTGTCCCTGAGCGTGTCTACGAGCGCGTCTATGCCTCAGAGCGTACTGCCAATGAAGCGCCCCAACTGGCCATGACCAAACGCTTGTTAACTATTGGTATGGAAGACGCTGAAAACGCCGATAAGGACGTGATTGCGGAAAACATCGCTTACTTTACCTCCATGCGCGATAACTACGGCGTGCAGGTCACCAGCAATGGAGACACGGTACAGCAGTTCGATACCTCACTGGCGGATTTAGATGCCACCATCATGACCCAGTATCAATTGGTGGCCGCGGCGGCGAACGTCCCTGCGACCAAGTTGTTGGGCACGACGCCCAAAGGCTTTAACGCCACGGGCGAGTATGAAGAGGCGAGTTACCGCGAAGAACTGGAAAGCATCCAGGCTAATGACTTGGAAGACCTGCTCCAGCGTCATTATGAAATTCTTCTGCGCAGTGAAGGGCTGCCGGTGGTGGATATCAGCATCTCTTGGCGACCGCTGGACAGTCCGACTGCGGCGGAATATGCCGACATTGAGCTGAAACAGGCACAGACCGCACAGGCCTATGCAGCAACAGGCGCGATTGATGGTCAGGATATCCGCCAGAAGCTGGCCGCCGACAAAGAATCATCGTATTTCGGCCTGGACATGAATGAGGAAGACTATGGCGAAGAAGATCCGCTTGCGAGCGAAGCGGGAACGCTGGGCAGTACAACGGCAGGCGGTCATGAAGGGCCAGCCGCTGCATTACCCGATAGCCTCAGCCGACCGTTACCAGCGTGACTTGTCACACCTGATAAAACGGATGATAAAGGAGTATCAACAGGCATTAACCCGGTTACAAGATGATTTTGAACCGATGGCGATGGATGCCAGCTTTGCCAGCCAGACCCGTATCTGGCTGAACCGGCTAAAACGCCGCTGGGACAGCATTTTTAACAAGCGAGCCAGTGAGTTGGCGGACAAATTTGTCAGTCAGGTGGATTTGAATGCCAAACGCAATCTGGATGATTCCCTTAAACAACTCTCCGGCGGACTGACCATCAAAACCCCCGACATGCCGGAGGCCATGAAAGACCGTATCACAGCCGCCACAGTGGAAAATGTCTCCCTGATTAAATCCCTGCCTGAACAGTTCCACTTTCGTATCGAAGGGGCGGCACTGCGTTCGATCAGTCAGGCGGGCGAGGGGGCGAAAACGTTGCTGGCGGAAATTAAACACATTGGCGGGGTGACAGAAAAACGGGCGGAGTTTATTGCGGTAGACCAGACCCGCAAGATTACCACGGCGGCGAACTATGAGCGGATGAAGTCGGCAGGTATCCGTAAGGCAGTCTGGCATCATTCCGGCGGCAGTGCCGAACCGCGTAAATTGCATCAAAAACTGGACGGCCAAATTTTCGATCTGGATAACCCGCCGATTATTGATGAACGAACAGGCCAGCGGGGCTTGCCGGGGGAATTACCGAACTGCAAATGTTTTTGGACGCCCGTTGTGGATTTTGGAGAGAACGCATGACATGAGTAAACGAACCTATGACCTGAACGGCTGGTTGGAAGTGAAAGATAACCCCATCTCAAAAGTAGGGGTTTTTGATTATCTGGGGTCTGAAATTGGCGCACCGAACCCCGGTGATCTGTATCGGGTGTATCGCCCCGCTGAAGAACTGGAGAGTCAAGCCACCATCGAGTCCTTTAAGCTGAATCCCTTTATTGATGAGCACGAAATGCTCGGCAAAGACGGTACTCCCGCCGAGAAGAAAGGTATTGAAGGCGTGATCGGCGAAAACGTCTACTTCGATTACCCCTATCTCCGGGGCAACATCAAGATCTTATCCAATGCGGCACTGAACCAGATTGATAACGGCAAGATTGAGTTATCACCGGGCTATCGCTGCCGCTATGAATTCACCCCCGGCACTTTTGAGGGCGAGCAGTACGACGCCATTCAGCGTGATATCCGGGGAAATCACCTTGCACTGGTTGAAGAAGGGCGAACCGGGATTGACGTCGCCGTGCAAGACCACAGTGTTATTACTATCGATACGAGGGAGTTAGTCAACATGAATCCAGAAGAGAAAGACCAACCGACAAAGGACAACGGCTTCACACCGGAGCAAGTCGAGCAGTTGCAGGCGATGATTGCCGCTGCTATTGCGGGTAGTCCGCCAGCGACTGATGAAGACCCGGAAAATAAAGACACCAGCGACGAAGATCCTGAGCAAAAGCAGACGGATTCGGACGAAGAGAAAAAAGCCGAAGATGCGGTGGAAGAAGCCGAAACCGCCGCCGAAGCCGCGGAAACGGGCGAACCGGAAGCAGTGGAAAATGCTGAGATTGCCATTGAAGCGGCAGAGCAGGCGATCGAAGAAGTCAAAGAACATCTTGACCAAGCCACGACTGACAGCCTAAACCGTCGCGTTAAACGTCTGCGCCGGGGCATTCAGGCGATGGACGACATTTCCATGCTGAAACGCAAGGTGAACCGACTGGCGAAAGCCAAACCCACGATGGACACGGGTGAAATGATTAAACAACTGGCAGGCCGTGACACGCTCGCGCAGAAGCTGGTGCCGTTTGTCGGGGTGTTTGATCACGGCACCATGACCAAGCAAGGGGTGGCTGAATATGGCGTGAAACAGCTCGGTATTCCCTGCCAGAAAGGGCAGGAAACTATCGCGCTGGATGCGTGGATGCACGGGCGTGTCCCCGATTCACAAAAATCAACAACGGCAATGGACGCGGCTTCTACTCAGCAATCCATTAAAGACAAGTGGAGTACGAAATAATGGCAATACCGAAAAGTATTCTCAACGGGCTGGTTAGCGGCGTGGTCGGGGAAACTTCCCATTCCGGCCCGATCCGTGCAACCAGTGCCGTGTTGTCCTCGGCTTATGAAACCAAGAACCTGTTCGGGCTGGCCTACACTTACCGCGATTTTGATGTTGAGTCGGTGCAGGTGGGCGGTGATGGCCCGTTTGCGGGGATCATGATTAACCCGAAAGCCTATCGCATCGGCGAACGGTATGTGCGTAACGGCACCACTGGCGAGTTTTTGACGATGGGTGAAATCAACGTCAATCTGGCATCGGGCGTTAAACGTATCAATGCCCCTGTCATCTTTGATACCGACGGCCAATTACATGCCAAAGAAGCCCCGGCCACCGGCGATCGGGTTATCGGCTTTGTGTCCCGTCATCTGGAGTCAGCCGAAAGCCCACATCTGTGTGTTATTCGTCTGACTGAAATTCCGTACCCAACCGCAGTAAAAGGAGCATAACATGGCGGTCAGTCAAAAGAAGTTTTATCTGTCAGGCAGAGAGATCCGCAAGAATGGCCCATTGAATGTGACGGCTGACCAGAAGTGGACGTATGGCGAGCTGGCGCAAATCGGTTTTGGTGGTCTGCATGCGATGGACAGCGCCTTAACCGGGCCAGCCGCCGTGGGGGGTTTTATCCAGCGCCATATGTTGCAGCATGTGTTGCCGGGGCTTATCCGCACCGCGACGCGTATCCGCATTCTGGATGAAATCACCGGGGTGATGACGGCGGGGGAATGGCAGCACGAAGAGATTATGCTCAATGTGTCCACACCTGTGGCGAAAGCCGAGCTGTACGGGGATCACACTAATATCCCGTTTGCCAGCTATGAAAATGATATCGAAAATCGCGGTATCGTGCGTTATGAGCAAGGCTTTCGGGTCGGCAAGCTGGAAGAAGCCCGCCAGAGTGCGGCCGGGTTTGAGTCGGCGGCCGAAAAACGCAATGCGGCAACGGAATCTTTGGAGATGTCCCGCGAGCGTACGGGCTATTTTGGGTTTAACAGTGCCCAGACACGGGTATTTGGTTTGCTCAATGATCCGAACCTGCCCGCTTATGAGACGGCAAAGAAGAAATGGCCGACTGCGACCTTTGCCGAGATCACCGCCGACATTACCGCGATGTTCTCCCGGATTGAATTATCATCCGGCGGGCGCATTAAGGACGACACCGAGATTACGCAAGTGTTGCCGCTGGGGTATCGCTCAGTGCTGAATATTGCCAATCCGGTGGCGCGGGGTGAAACGGTGATGCAGTGGGTTAAGGAGAACTACCCGAACCTGCGCTTTGTCTTCTCACCGGAGTTTCGTGAGGCGAACGGCGGTGCGAACATCACCTACCTGTTCGCCGACAGCGTAGACGATGGCTCAACGGCGACCAATGCCACCCTGTTGCAAGTTGTCCCCGTCAAATATCAGCTGCTCGGCTCAGAAAATGGCGTCAAAGGCTATCTGGAAGATGCCACTAACGCGACCGCTGGTATTTTTGTCACCCGTCCGTGGGCAATTACCCGCCTGACCGGCATTTGAATTGCTGCCCTCGCAAGGGGGCGATAAGGAGTCTTTCATGTCTCAATCCCTGTATGTCTATTGCACCCTGTCCAACGACCAGAACTATGCGGTTCGTGACGGCGCGGTGTTTATCTGTGGGCAGGCCAACATCATGACCAAGGCGATGCACACCCCCCGCGGGCGCGTGACCGAAGTCAGCGCCGAACAGTACGCGCAATTGAAAGATAACCATGTTTTCACGCTGCATAAAGAAAACGGCTTTATCACCGTCGAGCACCGCAAGGCCGATCCGGAAAAAGTGGCCACCGATATGGAAGCCAGCGACCAGTCCGCACCGGATACGCCGGAATCACTGGAAGCCGAAGATAAGGACATTCCGAATACGGGTAAAGGTAAGAGCAAATAATGATGGATGCGAGCACATTTCCCCTTAAATCGTTTCGTGTGCTCCGTCCGCAATTTAATGCGGTACCTGATGATGAAGTGTTGATCATCGCGGAGTCCGCATTGAATTACTTCTCGCCTTGTCGCGGTGTTTGCACCAATGAACTATGGATGTTAGTTGTGGCTCACATGCTGGATTTGAATCAAAAAATCGCGCAGGGCGAATCCCCGACGGGCGTGGTCACAGCCGCCACGATTGGCAGCGTTAATATGTCTTTCACTGCGCCGCCGGTGGGATCGAATACCTCCCATTGGTTCAACTTGACCCCCTTTGGCCAGCAATATCTGGCATTGCTCAATCGTTGCGGCCGTGCGCCGTTCTATGTGGGCGGGGGTGGTGAGCGCTCAGCATTCCGGGGTGTGGGCGGGCGTTTTCCCAACGGCGGGAGGATCTTGCGATGAACTCAAAACTGGCCCAGTTAAAACGGGTGTATGACGAACTGAGTAAGAAACAGGTCAAGGTCGGTTTTTTCGATCAGGCCAAATATCCGGACGGCACATCCATTGCCTATGTCGCGTCAATTCAAGAATTCGGGCATGGTCCCATTCCCCCGCGCCCTTTTATCCGTCCAGCAATAAACGCCAACAGGGAGAAGTACCAGCGCGGCTTTAAGATGGCGATTGATAAGGCCATTTCGGGTGAACTCAATCTGGAACAAGGGCTGGCTCAGGTGGGGGAAGCCGCTAAGGGGGATATCCAGGCAGGGATTAGTGCTGTTCAGACACCGCCTTTGTCTATGGTGACATTGTTACTGAGGAAGCGGCGCAAACGAGATGGATTTAACATGGGCGGCAAGGCGGTGGGAGAAGCACACCGGGATGTACACTTTGTCGGGCCACGACGTAAGGGCGATAAGACACTGAACATCTCAGGAGTCAGTCAAAAACCGTTAGTTGACGGGGGACTCATGATCCAGTCAGTCAACTATGCCGTGGAGAACAAATAATGTTGGGCAATTTACACCGAATGGCCGCGCGTTATATCCCGCAACAGATGGCGCTGTGGTATCGCTTTAAGGTGCGCGAAATGGATGAACTGGGGCAGTGGAAAAATACCTATCACGATCCTGTCACTATTCGCGGTAGCTGGCAGGCCGTGGATACGCAGGATGTGCAGGAGATGGGGCTGGATACGGCGAAAATCTACCGCAAGCTCTACACCTCGCACGATATCCGCAACATCCAGCGGGGGACCTCAACCGATTATCTGGTGTTTGCCGGCCGTCGTTATGATGTGATGGGCGATGCCGACTGGTACGCGCAGGACGGCTGGAAATCGGTGCTTTGCATCGAGGCAGGTGACCATGACGGATAATGAGGTTTACCGTGCCATCCGCAATCAACTGCTAAAACAGTTAGCGGAAGCGGGGATCGCCATTTCGGTGGTGGCCGGCTTCCAGTCTACCAAGCAGGGACGGGAAGACAGCTTCGTGATGTTCTTTCCCATTGAAGAGGCGGCGCACGGCTGGCAGGGGCGCAACTACCACATTGTCGGGCGTGATGCCAACCACCGCGAAACCCAGCTGGTGGAAAAAACGCTACAGGTACAGGGCATCGGGACATACGATACATTCACGGCCAACGATATCACCGCCACCGTGCGAATGATCGTGAACTCGCTGCCTTTTGTGGGATCGCTGCGCAAACAGGGGATCGGTGTTCAACGTGCCGGTAACCTGCGTACCCCGTTTTTTATTAACGACCAGGGTAACTACGAAATGTCACCCTCGTTTGACGTCAAAATTACCCACCCGCGTGTCATCACGCCTAACACAGCCGCCGTTAACGCGCTGTATCCCGATATTTACCGAATCTAACACAAGGTTTCGTTATGCCAATCAAACAAACTCGATATGTCGACATCGCGAGTGCGGTGATCGGTGCGTCTGCCGTACCGATGCGCAAGCTCACGGGTCGCCTGTTTTCGACTAATCCTAAAATTCCCGCCGGTAAGGTACTGGAATTCGCCAGCGGGCAGGTGGATGAACTGCTGGGCGCAGACTCGCCGGAAGCCAAATTCGCCCGCCAGTATTTCAGCTATGTCAGCCCCGCGCCTGTGAGCAAGCCAAAAGCGCTACAGATAGCCACCTATGAACCGATAGGCCGTGCGCCTGCGGTTTATGGGACCAAAGCCGCGTCACTGGATGAACTGAAAGCGCTGGTGGACGGTTCGATGACGGTCACCCTCGGCGGGGTAATGAAGACGTTTACCGACCTTGATCTGTCTGGCGTCAAATCCTATGCCGATGTGGGTTCAGCGGTACAGGCCAAACTGAATGCCGAGAAAACGCCCCAGTTCGCCAATGCGTATATCACCTTTAATGCGATGGACAGCGCCTTCGTGCTCAGTGGCGGGGTACAGGAAAAATCCGATATCAATGTGGCGTATTCGGTGCTGGCTGATGCGATGGGACTCTCTTCCGGCACCCGTTCCGCCGGGAATGCAGCGCAATCGCCCCTGGAGGCGTTTATTGCCGCTGAAAAAGTGTCGGATTCTTTCGGCAGTGCGACGTTCCTGACCGATATTCCCTTGCAACAAGCCATCGCACTGGCGCAGTACGTGGCCGGGGAAAATGTAAAGTATCAACTGCATCTGAATGTCACCGCCGATAACGCCGAAGACTACAGCGCAGCACTGATGGGCACCGCCTCAACGGGTTTGAACCTCAAAACCGGTGATGACCATTTCGTGCAGGCGTTGCCAATGGCGATTATGGCCGCGACCGATTACGACCGTACCAACGCGACGACCAACTACATGTACCGTCAGTTCGGTGTGACCTTCCCGTCACAAATCAGCACCGATCTGGACGCGGATGCACTCGACAAGTTGCGGGTGAACTACTACGGCGAAACGGCCGTGGCGGGATCGCAAATCCGCTTCTATCAGCGCGGTTTCCTGTGTGGTGGCGTATCTAATCCATTGGATATGAGCGTTCATGCCAATGAACAATGGCTGAAGTCCTATATTACCCAACAATGGTTTTCCCTGCTGATGGCGACACGCGGTGTCCCGGCCAACAAAGACGGGGAAGCACGGGCACTGGCCGTGATCGCTGGCGCGGTGACCCAGGCGCTCAATAACGGCACGATTTTACCGGGCAAGACCTTAACCGAAGTCCAGAAAATCGCGGTGGCGGATGCGTCCGGTGATGATCTGGCGTGGCACGACGTGCAGGACAAAGGCTATTGGTATAACACTCACATTGTGGAAAACACCGGAAAATCTGACCTGCCTGAATATGTGATGAAGTATGTGCTGATTTACGGCAAAGGCGACTGGGTTCGCAAGGTCGAAGGCTCCCATAATTTAGTCTAAGGAACACGCAATGAATGATGTATCTGCAACCGGCCTGAGTCTGGTGATCCAGGCCACCAAAACCTTTCCGTCCGGTATCCAAATCACCCAGTTTGCTGATGATGCCGACCCGCTGGATCTGCCGGCAGTCGATATCGCCCAGACCGGGATGGATATCAACGGCAATCTGACCGTTTGGTCAACGCCGACACCGCAGACGGTCACGATGAATGTGCTGGCAGGCAGTGAGGAAGACGAAAATCTCTCTATTCTGCTGGAAGCCAATACCGCCAAACGGGGGCGCCGCCACGCCGGAGATGTGATCACCCTTGTCGCCTCGTATGGGGATGGCTCCACGACGACTGCGCGCAACGGCAAGATCACCAACGGCAGCCGGGGTAACTCGGCCGCCAGTGCCGGACGCCTGAAATCCAAACAGTACACTTTCGTGTTTCAGGACTTCGACCGCACACGGGCGCGTTAAGCTATTTTTTGAATCGTGGCGGGTTTGCCCGCCTTTTTTATTGAGGTTGCCATGTTAATCAAACCGAAAGAGATAGTCATCACGGATGCTGACCGTGAAGAGCATACGTTCATTATCAGCCGTCTGCCTGCCACGGTAGGGCGGGAAATCCTCGCTAAGTACCCGCTCTCCAATGCACCGAAGATTGGCGACTATGCCATCAGCCATGAGGCCATGCTGAAGATGATGCGCTATGTGGCGGTCGACATTGACGGGCAGGAAATCTTGCTGAAAACCCAGACCCTGATTGATAACCATGTGCCGGACGGGGAGGCACTTATTCGTCTGGAACTCGAAATGCTGCGGTACAACACCAGTTTTTTCGGGGCAGACGGGAGCCGCGGTTTCCTCCCATTCCTGTTGGACAAAATCAGCGGTTCGCTCCCGTCGATTATCAAAACGCTGATGGCTTCTTTGCCGTCATCCTCAGTGAAAAACTCGCCACCCAAACCGAACTCAAAACATCCCTAGATTTGGAAGAGGCGTTCGACCTGTGGGAAATCGCCATCACTAACCGTTATAACGAGCGGCTTGCAGCTTCAAAGGAGCGATAAATGTCCCTGATGGATACCTTTGTCCAGATATTTGAATTTGATACCCGTCAGGCGGATGATGCCTTTGATCGCTTCCGCCGCTCAACCGATGACATCATCGCCGATATGAAAAGCGCCCAAGAAGCCGCCACTGATGGGGCGGGCAGTGTTGGCCGTTTTGTGCAGGAACTGGCTGCGACGTTGCAGGACATCTCAGGCGGTGAGTCTTTCGACATTGACGTCAATATCCATGATACCCATGAAAAAATTACTTCGGTTCGTGCCCAAATCAGCGAGCTGGAGAATGCTATTGCCACCCTTGATACCCAGCGTGAACAAGCCAGTCAGGGCATGGCAGACAGCGGCGATACGGTGACGCAACTGAATGCGCAATATGAACAGTTGCAGGGGGAATTAGCCGCCCTAAATGGCGAGTTGGATAATCTCACGGAGGCCGAGAAAAAGAACGCCAAGGCGAAAGCATCGGTTGAGGCCATTGTGGGATCCCTGCATGCCGATTACGCGCAATTTATTGAGACCATGCGCACCAAGGGCATTCAGGCTGCAATAGATGAGGCGAAAGCCCAAAGCCATTTACAGCGCAGGCTGACTGACACGAAGGGCAAATACAAAGACGCGGGTGAGTCCGTCGCGGGGTTTGCGACCAAGGCATTAGGCGCAGCCGGTATTGTGATGAGCCTGGGCAGTATTTTCTCTGATGCGATGTCGCGCGCTCAGGAAATTGAGCAGCTTGATAAACTGGGTAAAAAAATCGGCATGGCCACGGCCGATGTAGACGCGTTCGGCGGCGCGATGGCGGAACTGGGCGGCACGCGTGAGGCGGCCGCGACTGACCTTGAGGCGATGGCAAAAACCTTCGGCAACACCACCCAGTCAATGGAGAAAATTCTGGCCACGGCGGATAGAGTCAAGGGAATGAAATTTGACAAGGCCAAGGCGACGCTGGCAGGTATGGGCGTCTCGGATGAGAAAACCGTTGAACTGATGATGAAAGGCCGCAAGGAGCTGGAGCGGGTGATGGGCATTCAGAAAGAATATGCCGGTATCACCAAGGGATCCATCGAAAAATCCCTCCAGTTCAATGCGGCCATGAACAAATTTAACCAGTCTTCGGGCCTGCTGAAAAACAGCTTCCTGGAAATGGTGATCCCTGTTCTGGCCAAAGCGATGGAGTGGCTGTCCACCTTTATTGACTTCTGCAAGGACAACAAGACCCTGATTACCGGCTTCTTTATCGCGGTCGGGATTGCGGTCGCCGCTTACTACGTTCCCCCTATGCTGGCCGCCGCTGCCGCGACACTCGCGGCCACATGGCCCATCTTAGCCATAATCGCCATCATTGCGTTGCTGGCAGCCGCTTTTGCCATTGTCTATGACGACATCATGAACTTTATCGAAGGCAATGATTCGATGATTGGGCGCATCATGGATAAGTACCCGATGGTGAAGAAAGTGATCATGATGTTGTGGGAAGCGTGGAAAATTCTGTTTGATTATCTCAAGGTCATCGTGAAATTTGTGGCGGATTTAGTGGTGGATGCCTTCAATGACATGAACCAGAAAATCAATGCGTTCATTAATTGGCTGTTGGCTTCAGTTGCCACCTTGTTGGGTTGGGGCAGTCAGTTCAGCGGGGTCTTTGATACCGTCTCGGATGCGGTAGTGGGGGCCTTTAAATGGATGTGGGAACAGGTGAAAAAAGTCATCGGTTGGATAAGCCAGGGCATTGATGCCGTTTCCAGGGGGATCAGCTCGGTTAAAGGCTGGTTTGGCTTTGGTGAGGATAAGAAAATGGAAGTCGTGCAGCGCACGGTCAATGAAGACGGACAGATAGAAGCAAAACCGCCTAAGCCGGCTAAAAGCGAAGACGGCAAGCAAGCCGTTCGTGCCGATATGGAAAAACTCAACCGACAACTGGCCGCCGCAGCCCAGAACCCGCTCAACCCGATGACCAGTCAGGCCATTAGCAACCAGTCACACCAGACTAATGAGGTGAATATGCAAATTGGTGAACTTAACGTCAATACGCAGGCGACGGATGCGCAGGGCGTGGCAAAAGACGTCAAGGGGGAACTGACTAACCAGATGCAGGACTTGGGCCAGCAAACCGCCACGGGGGTAGCTAAATGATCACCGAGGTGAAAATTTTCAATGTGAATACCTTTGCCACCCTGTTTGAAAGCGCCAGCCCGATACAGGTCAGTGTGCGGGATGAGCATAAGGTGACAAAGTTTCAGGTGGAGAACGGCGAAACCCGCAGCGATCACATTGTGGTTGAAGCGGTGGAGATTGGCATGGAACTGTTGCTCACCGGCGAACTGAAAAATAACTTTGCCGCCATGCAGCAGGCCTATGATACCCATCAGTTAGTGGGTATCCAGACGCGGGTCAAAACCTACCAGCCCATGATACTGGCTAACTTTTACCATGATGAAGTGCCGGAGATGGCGGATGCGATCAAGCTGTCCTTGCGGTTTTCCGAATGGCGCACCATTGAGCCGGAATACGGGGAACTGCCCCCCCGGAAAGTGGCCAAGAAAACCCAGTCCGGTACCGTTAATCGGGGCAATGTGCAGACCAGAGCGGCGACAGGCCGTAAAAAATCCGTTGCCGTCAAAATCATGGACGGCGATCCCCTGTTCGGAGGTCAATAATGCGCGAAATTCCCTTACGGGCCATCCCCAATCAGCGGCTGGCCGTCACCCTTGACGGTGTGAATTGGGTGATCACCCTGAAAGCCGCCCGCCATACGATGGTGTGTGATATCCAGCGTGATGAGGTGACGGTCATTCAGGGCAGTCGCTTAGTGGCCAATGCCCGCCTGATCCCTTACGCCTATCTCAGTCCGGCGGGGAATTTTGCCCTGCTGACCGAGGATTACGTCCTGCCCTGGTGGGAAAAGTTCGAATCGACCCAAACCCTGATTTACTGGAGTGATGATGATAGACCTGCGACGTATCCGGCTGGGGATTGAGGTCAGCGGGCGGCTGAACTGGTACGAGGGCATGCGTATCTCGGCCTCCGGCACCAAGTACGCCAATCCCCTGCAAAATGAATGCTCGGTCAATATCGATGGCCTGAGCAGTGACACCCGCGATTATCTTCTGACCCAAACCAGCCCCTACACTAAAAGCAAACAGCCCCGCCGCCTGATACTGGAAGCGGGCAGGGTAAATACCGGGCTGTTCCGGGTCTTTGCCGGCGATATTGTCAGTGCTGAAATTACCTCGCCGCCCGAGGTGACCTTAACCCTGAAAGCCAAGACGGGAAACAGCAACAGCGGTGAGATAGTGTCCTCCTCCGGTGGGGCGATAAAGAAATTGTCAGAGATTGCACAGGGCATTGCAAATGACTGCAAGGTCAAACTGGATTTTCAGGCCACCGATAAGAATATTGCCAATTGGTACTACTGCGGCGCGGCGCTGTCTCAGATCACCCGATTGCAGGAGTCCGGCGGGGTAAAAGCCTTTATTGATGACGACGTGTTGTATGTCAAAGACAGCCACAAATCGCTCAAAAACCGCCTGCGTATCCTGACCATGAAGTCCGGCATGGTCGGCATTCCCAAAGCGACCGAGAAAGGTCTTGATGTCAGTTTCCTGATTGATGGCGAATCGGTGCTCGGCGGGATGTTGCGCCTGGACAGCAAACTGAATAAATCCCTCAACGGCGATTACCTGATTGAACAACTCAAGTTTGATATCGCCTCTCACGACGATGCTTTTTTCTATACAGCGACCTGCAAACGAGCGTAAATCATGAATCAACCCAATAGCGATATCGCGAGCGAAGGCAGCCTTGCGGGGCAGTTTATGGCGGCCTTTCGCAACCTGATGTTAAACGTCGAAGACATGTTACCCGCCACTGTAGTGAGTTATGACGACCAGAGCAATCGGGCGGTTATCAAGCCGTTGGTAATGATGGCCACGACCGAAGGACAGACAGTCTCCCGCGCACCGGTGCATAACATTCCGGTCTTTCGTTTTGGCGGCGGCGGCTTCTTTCTGCGTGTGCCGCTGAAGCCCGGTGACTTTGGCTGGCTGAAAGCGAACGACCGCGATATCAGCCTGATCTTTCAACGCGGCGGACAGGAAGACCAGCCCAATACCGCCCGCCTGCATTCGTTCAGCGATGCCATGTTCTTCCCTGACACGATCAAGGGGTGGGCGATTGACGGCAAACATTTAGATGCGCTGGTTATCCAGTCCATGGACGGCTCGGTCTGCCTGTCCCTGCATTCAGATAAAGCCGTGCTGGAGACGCCCCGGTTTGAAGTTAATGCGCCTGAAACCCTTTTCACGGGCAATGTGACCATTAACGGCAATCACGCGGTCAACGGTAACAGCGATTCCCACGGCGGCACAATACGCCATAACGGGCGCAACATTGGCGACAACCATCAACACAGCGGCGTTCAGACCGGCGATGGCCATACAGGAGCACCCTTATGATCACCTTCGCGGTAGATGAAAACAACGACCTGATGCTGGGGGATGACGGCAATCTTTCCCTGGTGCGAGAGGCCGGGGCGGTCAGAAACCTGTGTACTCACTACGCGCGCGCCTTGCGGGGGGAAATGCTGCATAAGGTTGATAAGGGTATCCCGTACTGGAAAACCACCTTCGGGCGCCATGCCGATATTCCGATGTTTGAAGCCGCGTTCCGGGAGCGGATGCGGGAGGTGGACGGGGTGGAAGAAGTGGTCTCCTTTCAGGCCGCCATTGATAACAACGAACTGCATTATATCGCGGTGATCCGCTCAACTTACGGGAGTTTTACCCTCAATGGCTGATTATCACTACATCACCCGACAGGGTGTGATAGTACCGGACACGGCAGACCTGCGCCGTGACGTGGAAAACGATTTTTATGCGGCGTTCGGGCAGGACATCGACTTGTCACCGGAAACCCCGCAGGGTGTACTGGTGACAATGGAAACCGAGAACCGCGATGCGATGGTACGTAACAACGCGGAGCTGGCTAACCAGATTAACCCGGATATCGCGGGGGGCCTGTTTTTGGATGCGATTTGGGCGCTGATGGGCGGCCATCGATTTGCGGCGACCCATTCCTATCTGGCCAATGTCGAATTCGGTGGCGTGCCTGACACGATAATTCCCAAAGGCGCACAGGCAGAGTCGGTCACGGGTGCACTGTTTGAAACCACCAGCACGCTGATTATCGGTAAGGAGGGTAAAACCCAGGGCGATATGCGGGCGGTTGCGTTGGGTTCAGTGGAATGCAAAGCCGGACACCTTGAACGGGTCGCCAGTTCAGTCCTGGGCTGGGAAACGGTCAATAATCCCACCCATGCCGTGGTGGGGCGTGAAGCTGAATCCGATGTCAGCGCCCGGCGGCGGCGCAAGCAGACACTGGCGAAAAATACGGTCAGTGTGGGCGAGGCGATCACGTCTTCCCTGTACGAACTGGAGGGCGTGAACTCATTGTCTTACCGTGAAAACTATTCCCCCCAGATTTTGAAAATTGACGGCATGAAGCTGTTGCCCCATAGCGTCTATGTCTGCGTGGAGGGCGGTGACCGCGAGGAAATTGCCCGTGCCTTGTTGAGAACCAAAACCGTGGGGGCGGCCTATAACGGGCAGGAGGTGATAAAAGTCATCGAGCGGGTCAGTGGACAGGAGTATGAGATCCGTTTCGACCGTCCGAGCGAGAAAGTCATTTTTTGCCGGGTGACGGTGAAAAAATCCACAATGGACGCACAAAGCCTCATCCCCGCCGCCATTGAGCAATGGGTACGGGGTGAACTGGAAGGGGATAACGGACTGGTGGTCGGGCGTGAAGTCTCGCCGTTTGAAATCTCTGCCGCCATTAACAGCATCGAGCCACGGCTGTTTATCACCAAAGTCGAGCTGTCTTTGGATGGGTTGTCGTGGGAAATGGGAACCATTCCTATCAAACTCAATGAGGTGGCGCGGCTTCATCGGGGTTCGGTGCAGGTGGTGATCGTATGAAGATACAGGAACTTGATTTTCATTCTGATCTGCTACGCGCCATTCTCTGGCAGTACGAAAACGCGGATAAACTGAAAATACTGGCAACCCGTAAAGCCGATTATTTCAACCGCAGTACGGTGGTGTTCTGGCAAGGCTGGACTCGTGACGTGTTTAATATCGATACGGCTAATGACTTTGGACTGGCAGTCTGGGCGCGTATTCTGGATGTCTCTTTGGGGATTGATGTCTCGCCCAGTGACAAGACCAAAATTGGCTTTGGTTTTGGCAAGAAACGTAACTTCAAAGGGAACTTCCGGCGTAATGCAGATTACACCCTGATGCTGACCCCCAGCCAGAAACGCCTCATCATCCGTATGCGCTACTTTAATCTGACCCAAAGCCCGACGGTCATCAATATCAACACCTTTCTGGAACGCTTCTTCTGGCGTAACGACAGCAAGGTGTTTGTGCTTGACCCGCTCGACATGACCTACCTGTACTACGTCTTTAACTTTAAGCCGGATGAACATCTCAGGGTACTGTTGGGCAATTTTGATTTGATGCCGCGTCCGTCTGGCGTGGGTGTCAAGTACCGCGTTGTCACCAAAAAAGCCTTTGGCTTCGGCAAAAAACACACCAATTTCTTAAGCAGCAACTTCGGAGCATAATCCCATGACCAAAACAGTTAAAACCCCCTTCGCGGCGCAAGGGGACAGGGGGCTATTTTAACAACGAACAATAAATTTTATTAAAGCCCTGCTTGTTATTCCGTGTCAGTCTGATGTTACATAAATGTAACATTATGAATGTATAAACTGCTGATCGAGATTAACCCAAACAGACTCTCCCGTATTGATAAACCCACTTATTGATGTTTATAGGCGGAGAAGTTCCCACCGCCTTCATATGACTTAGCAATGCACATTGTTGATAAATGAGGGATTAAATATGAATGTCCAAGGTAATAAGCCTGATACAACGGCTATAAAAAATGATGAATTTCCTGATGCAGCAATAAAGGAAGCAGACACTGTTATGCTGAATAACGCAGTGGATAGTGACAATCAAACTTTTGGATTCGGCAGCAATCACACCAACTTCTTAAACAGTCACTTCGGAGCATAATGCCATGACTAAAATCTTTAAAATTCCCTTTGCGGCGCAAGGGGACAGGGTATCTATTCCTAATGAAGTCCAGCCAGATGGTGCCGTTTCGTATACCCAGGGCTACGGGTATGATTACGAACGTGACCAGAACACCGATCCTGCGGCAAAAGACATCGAACGCGAGAAAATGAATGGCATGTTTCATGATATCACGCATGCCTTGGGGGAGATGCAGGTATACGGTATGCCGCGATGGAACAGCGAAGCTCTTCCTTACCCTTTGCGCGCTGTCGTTTATCACCACCATAGAATATGGCAGTCACGTATTGAAAATAATAAAGAGGAACCGAAAAAGGGGATTGAGTGGGCAGAATTGAAAGCCGATCTGACGGCGGATGATGTCGGCGCCTATAACAAAGAAGAAGCCAACCAACGTTTTCAGCCCCTGGGGAACTATACACCTGCGGGGTACAGCTATGGCAAAGAGGAGTCTGACAACCGTTTTCAGCCGAAAGGCAACTATCAGCCGGTGGGAAATTATGCGCTAAAAGGAGAGAGTTATACTAAACCAGAATCGGATGGTAAATACCAACCGATGGGAAACTACCTGGTTGCAGGTTATAGCTATTCAAAGGACGAAAGTGACAGCCGATATCAACCCAAAGGTAACTATGCGCCAGCAGGTAACTACGCCCTGAAAGGGGAAAGCTACACGAAAGGGGACTCCGATTCTAAGTATCAACCAAAGGGAAATTACCAGCCTACAGGCAACTATGCTGTTCGCGGGGAAAGTTACACGAAAGGGGAATCCGATGGCAAATACCAGCCTCGTGGGAACTACCAGCCATCAGGGAATTATCAGCCTGCGGGTAATTATGCGGTGAGGGGGGAATGTTATACCAGAGGGGAAAGTGATAGTCGATATCTGAAATCAAGCTCGGGTAATAGAGTTCGAGTGTGGTCAGGTGGGTCTATTACAAACGGAACGATTGGATTATCTCGCAATGTATTGGGCAAAACTTTGTATTGTTACGATCCTAATCAAAATTGGTACTACACTGTTACAATACCAGCACCCAATATTGATATTTTTACTCTTTCTGGGACTGGGTGGATTGCTATTAGGTTGAATAGCGCAGGTACTACCTTGACCATATCCAGAACAGAAGTAACTACGTCAGCAATAGATATTTACGAGTAATAATTTTTATTGTATTACTGGTTTTATCAGGTATCCCAGTAGCATGGATAGCTATGTTACTGGGGATTTGCTCCTATGTTGTAATTTGAAATCTACCGGATAAAACAAACATAGTTTCACCATATGAATTTATTTTTAGCATTGGAATATTTGATTTTACTATTATCTTTTGGGGTGTATACAATACAATTGTCGGGTATATTTTTATTAATAAAACTCATGGCACCAATCATAACATTATTTCCTATGTATAAATTATTTCCAATAATACATGTATTAGCGCCAATAGTAACGTTATCACCTATATGTATTAACCCTTCTTGAGATGATGAAACGATGCCTATTGTCGTGTTTTGCCTGATATGAAAGTTTTCACCAATAATAGTTTCATACGCAATAACTAGACCCACAAAATGGGATATTGATAAACCAGCACCAATTCTTGCGCCTATGCCAATATCGCATCCATATTTAGATTGCAATTTTCTATTTATATATTTAGCAATTTTTATTGAATTATTTGAATGATATAAATAATTAGCCAGTCTCCACCATAAGTAAAATCTTCTTTCTGGATTTTGCCATGCCCTGCTTATGACCCGCCTCCATGTGAATTTTTTGGTATCAGAACATATCACTTCTGCCATCAAGCAGCATTTTAAATGTTCAAGACTGGCATAATCGTACTTATCCATACTATCCTCTAAAAAACTTGCAGCCCATTCAGTGGTAGGGGAAATGATAGCAGCTTTCTCCCCACACTCCCACAATTACGCTTTGGCTTGTGTGGGATAACTAAATCCCCGATATCTCATCAATGTAGTCAGTGAATCATTGCATTGCAGAGGAAATAGTTTATCTTCTCTCAATAATGCCCTGGTAGGGCGAATAAATTGCGTCAGTCACCATATCCAGAAAAGCATAAAAATGATTAACAAAACACAATAGGTATTTATATCCCTTCGTCTGTTTTATTCCTAATAATCAACGGGAATAGTTTGTAACCGTTTGTTTTTTCGTAGGGTTAGTTGATGTTTATATTAGGAATGATGATTTTAACCTATTGATTTTTATTGATATAACAATGATTTTAAAATCCCTCGGCTGTAAGGCTGTGCGGGTTCAAGTCCCGCCCTGGGCACCAAACATAAGTTTACTGACGTCTACTCAAGTAAACAACTCCCTAGAAAGTCCTGACAAATCAATCAGGTCTTTTCTTTTTACGTCTACTCTAGTCCATTGCAATCAACATGCCTCTGGGGGCATAATCAGGGGCATCTTAACTTCTATTTTAAATGTGCCCCCAACATGAAGCTAAATGCGCGACTAATCGAGACTGCAAAATCCAAGGATAAAACCTATAAACTTGCCGATGGTGGTGGGTTATATCTGGAGGTCACTTCACGCGGTTCTAAATACTGGCGTATGAAATATCGCCGTCCAACAGACAAAAAGGAAGACCGACTGGCTTTTGGTGTCTATCCGGCGGTGTCTTTGGCTGACGCCCGAACCAAACGAGATGAAGCCAAGAAATTACTTGCGCAAGGAATTGACCCCAAGATAGAGAAAAAAGGGGGGCTACCTAAGTCGGCAGGAGCATATACCTTTGAACAGGTAGCCCGTGAATGGCACGCCAGCAATAAGCGATGGAGTGAAGATCACAGCAATCGCATTCTGCGCAGCCTTGAACATTATATTTTTCCTCATATTGGCAGGCTCGATATTTCCACTTTAAGAACAAGCCAACTTTTAACACCTATCAAATCTGTTGATGCCGATGGTAAACACGATATCGCCCAGCGATTACAGCAACGTGTTACTTCTATTATGC